CAACCATTCCAGCCCCCATCATCCCGGCAGTGCCTGCAAGGTAGCCTATGGGGTTCTTGGATGTAGCAGCTCCGTAGCCAATACTCGCCACTTGGCCAACTGGCCCCAAGGTTCCAAGCAGAGCCTGTACTCCTGACTTTACGGGGTCCCTTGACATAGCGATATTGGCTAAACCGCTGAGCCCTGCTGTAATAGGGTTAAAGCCCGCGAGGAAACTCATAGCCCTCTGTGCCTTTGACCCCCAGAACCCAGGCTCCTTTCGTGCTCCAAAACCGTTGTTTGCCTGGGGGGTACTCAGCCCGTACCCAGCTGCGGGTCCGCTAACCTGCGCCTGCATCCCCTCGTAGCCGGAAGGCTGGAAGCCGTAGTTCGTCTGGCCAAGTTGACCAAGACTGAACTGAGAAGTCAGCCCATAATCCGGAGTCAGTCCATAGTCCCCGTAACCTTGCAGACCAGGGATCTGGCTGCCTAGCCCCCCGCTAATGTCATACCCGCCTGGGTTGATGCCGTAGCCAGGCTGATCCCCGAAACTATACCCAGGCGATGTATCCGGCTGAGCAGTCAATCCTTGGTTCGAGAAACTAGTATCGGGCAGGCTGTAGTTAGCCCAGCCTCCGCCACCGCCGGAAGAAGTGCTCCCCCCAAAGCTTGCCCCGTTTACGCCTTCTGCGGCGCCGCCGTAAGAATCTGATCCGTAGCTCATAAAGCTCCTTCGTTTGTTAGTAAATAGTCGTTACTCTAGCAATAAATTATTACGCAGCTGCTTGCATTATCACCCAATTAGTCCCGTCGGAGACTAGTGTAGCCCAGCTACCTATGGCGCCTGGAAGAATTGCGGCGCTGACTGCACCCCCTCCCTTCGGGACTACGCTGCTTGTCGCAGAGCTAAGGGTGAAGGCCTGGTAGTTCTGAAAAGTCAACGAGCGCCCCGGGAAAGATGCAGCTGCGGGAAGGGTTACAACGCAAGCAGATGCTTTGTTGTTTATCAACCAAGTCTCGCCCACAGCTACGGTAAAGTCAGCGGTCTTGGTAACGGGCGCTGACGGAGTAAGGTAATCTCCCGCAGGTTGCTTCCCGTTGAACGTACTCCAATCTGCTGCACTTAAAGCCCCGCGATGAGTCGCTGAAGCTGTAGGTACGTTAAGTGTTATAACCGGAGTAGTTGTACCGCTCGCTACCGCAGAATTCAGATTTGTTCCCGCCGTACCTAAGACAAGCGCAGAGACTGAAGTAACTGTCCCCCTACCAGCTCCTGTAGTCCCTAGATTCTGGCTCAGGTCTAAAAACCACTTCAGCCAGATAGGGTTGAAGATGCTTTGCTTCGTCCGCTTATCCTCAATCACCGGCATAGCGTAGGTGGGAGGCGGCTGGAACTTTGTAATGGCCATCAGAGTGTCCCAATGTCCAGCTGGAGTTCAATCGCCTGGATGCGGAGACGCGTATCGCAAGCGTGGCGGATATGGGTAGCCCTGCGAAGGAAAGTGCCGCAATTAGTCAGCGTCGATTTCGGCACATTCATATCTACAAAGCGGAAGTTAGTCCACTTATCTGGAACGTAGTCGGCGTCATTGAAACGAACTTGGAGGACGCTGCCAGCTGCACGGTCGCCGATAAACTCCATCATGGTAACCTGCTTTCGCCTGCGCACATCGCCATCATAGTTCGGTGTGTAGAGGTCTACTGTAATAACCTGCCCGTCGTCGGAAGTGTATTCTGAATCCATCTTGTACAACTTTCCATTCGTCTCGTGCTGGAGGACACGGCCAGTTCCTGCCAGGTAGGTGTTGGCGATGCAGGGAAAATAGTCCCCAGTAGGCCCTGTCCACTGGCTCCACATTCTATCGGCTAGGTCGTAGACTAGGGTCAGGTTATTGTTTTTCAGCGTTAGCCCGTAGAACCTGTGGCCTTCGTACTTCAAGCCGAAGGAGGCGACGGAGCTAAAATCAGCCTCTCCGAGCAAGCGCTCAATCGCTTTGGTAGACACGACGGTCGGTTTGAGATTCTCGACTAAGATTACCTGTGCAGTGGAAGATCTGTTTGTCGCAAGCCAGAGCAAAATACCGTCAATTTCCTGCACGGTATCTGCGCTTACACAACCGTAGTTGATCTTAGCCCCCTGCACCGGAGCGAGAGGAGAGGCGCCGGGAGGATTCTGCGCATCGTAGAACACCTCGGTTGACCACTCCTTAAGGGCGAGGACGTAGACCAGCTGCTTCGCCAGGCAGACGCCTGCGTCTGGCTCGATCTGCGCACCGATAGTATTGAGCAAGTCTACCCACAGATCCGGCCTGTTCATTCCTACGGCTGTGTCAGAACCGTGAATGTAGGCATCTTTTCCCATGACATAGGTAGTTCCGTCAAGATACGCCCAGCCCTTGACCCACTCGGCAGGGAAGTTGCTTGTAGTCGAGGCGGTTCCGTCCCCAGTTCCTGGCCCTGTCGCGGTAAAGACAACGCCGATTGTGTTACTCGCTGCGCCGATCAAGGTGAAGTTTGTTGTTCCAACAGTCAGAATTGTGTACTCGACTCCGGTGATAAAGTCTCCTGCCGTAACTGTCGCCGTGGTAAGGATTGGCGTGAGTGTAGTCCCATCCCAGTTATAAGCGGCAAAACCATTTCCAAGCTGCAGGCGTGGCGTATCGCCGAGACTTGAAGACCACTGATACACACCGTGCGCAGAGTCGACTGTCCCGATCTCTACGTCGTCTTTATACAGCTTATCGGCGAAGATCGAGTAGATATTCCCCTGCCAGTTGTACACACCCAGTCCTGCGCCTACGTGTGTTACGCCGTACTGTAGCAGCCCCGGCCGCTTATAAACCCAGTACTGCTTCATCTTATCATTCAGCTCTACATACCCATTGATAAGTTTGGCGTCTTTCCAGGTACTCTCGTCCCGGTTCTCGGGCTCGACTACGAGGGGGAGACGCTGGGGAATAGCAACTGACTGCGCTTGGGCCATTATCTGAACCCTCCAGCTGTGTACTGGCTACGCCCATCAGGGGTGAAGCGCGTCGGTGCGTCCTCTACGTCCCAGTCTTCCAGCATCAGCCGATACGCCGTAGCACGGGCCTGGCACCTGTCCATAATCGCCTGAGGCTGACCAGTCGCCAGCTCGTCCGCGAGCGCCCATCGCAGGGCAATCCTCCACTCAAGCGGAAAGTTCATCGTCTCTGTCAGTGTGATGAAGTTTGTAACCTGGTTCTGCAGTACCAAGTGGGCTGCCCCTGTCGCTGCAACCGCGTCGGGGATCAGCCAGAAGAACACACTGAGCTGCGTCTGTTGCTTGTCGACGAAGTAAGAATTGATCTGTCCTGTCTGACTGACCTGGCTCAAACGGACGTACTCACTCCACGCCAGAGGAACTAGTGGACGTCGGATTCCGTTTACGTCAGCGTAGTAAGCGTCGATCACTCGAGGCGGTTTGGCCATGACCATACTCCCAGCTGGGCCAAGGGTGTATGTTCCCGTCCCTGCGGCCAGTGGCACAGTCTTATCTTCATTCAGCCAAAGCTTTAACCCCTGCGTCTGAAACAGATTTACAATGTCCGTCAGTTTGCGCATCCCCATAACGGTCTGCTCTGAGTTGGGGACTTGCCCTTCCTGGGTCAGCCCCGCGTCAAAGTACGCATCGCTGATTATAGATACTGGCGTATGGTTATTTGGAGCGGTCATAAAAACCCTTAGTTAACGCAGCCCGATAAAAATGCCGGAGAGTCCCATAGCTGTCCTTAGTTAAGCGCGACTATACTAGTCGCTGTGGTGGAAGTTGCAAGAACTTGCGTCACTTGTACGGGGAGGATAGTGCCAACTTGAACCGCAGTAAAGAGAACAATGTTATCATCCTCCGCCATACGGACGTTAATGTTTCCGGCTCCTCCAACATACAGCCCCCTGGTAGTGGGAAAAATAGTTGAGTCGCTTGGGGTGACAGCGAAAGCACTATGGGCAGCTACGGTCGCGTCGGCAGTTCTGTAAGATCCTGACATGATATTCCTTTAGTTGGTTAAGGGAGGTTGTTAATTGGCGCGGGTTACGGGGTCATAATCCACGCCAATAGGCAACCTTACTTAGGCGCCCGGAGTCCCATACACTCCACGAGGGTCTGTACAGCCCACGCTGAAACGCATATAGCTTGCAGCCTTAGCGTTCTTAGTGTCAAAGTCGTTGTCCTGATCGAACATCGGCTCATCGCGCCAGAACATGGTCATGCCATTCGGGCAGTTTGTACGGATAAACCACGCATCCACGTCTTGGAAGTAGTGATTCATCTTAATGCCGTCAGGGAATACATTAGTCGCCTTCAACACGTTGATATTGTTGTTAGCTGTAGTTCCTGATTGCAGCACCGACTGGAGAATGCGGTTAGCATTGTACCAGTTTTGGCGAGACACGTGCAGCGACTTGGGCATGATGTTGATCAGCAAGCCTGTGTCGTTGGTAGCACCCATGATCTGGATAGTCATGTCTTCGATAGAAGCTTCGGTCAAGTCCGCCGCAGTACTGAGCACGTTGCTGAAGGTACCGCCCGTAGCATTCACGTGGGAAGCGGAGCACAAGGCTGCGCCATCGCCAGTGGTGAAGTACGTCGTAGCGAACGCGTTGTTGTACGGGAAGGCTGCCACGTTTTCCACGGTTTGATTCATGGAGAACGCATTGGCCTCTGCACGACGCGTAGCGACTTCTTTGTACTGATTGTCACGCAGTTCTTCAAACGTAACAATGAAGCCCAAAGCATACGCTACGTGAGTGTAGGTCGAAACCACACCTTGCAGCTCGCCGTCATAGGTCACCGGAGCGCCCTGGCCCTTCACAGGGGCAAGACCGAACGGAGTGACTTGAACACCCTGCTCGTACGCTTTGTCGGAGGTCTTGATCTCATAAAGATCCGTGTACTCCTTTGCGTGCTGGTCGTAGACCTGGCCCCAGGTGGTAAAAACCCCTGGCCACAGCAGTTTAGGATGCGAGCCTGTATTGATTACACCGCCAGCCATGTTATACTCCTGCCGAGCCAGTGCCGTGGGCAAGCTCGTGTACGTTGATTTGAACCAGATGCTTAGCGTAAGCACCAAACGAATTTTCCAGCTTGCGCGACAGACCCATCAACCGAAGCTGGAGGGTTGCCGTAACTGCCGGGATAGCGTCAGTGACGGAGGGCAGTTGCCAGCCGGAGCTGAAACCGTTGCCAGTACCTGCAAGGGAGATGGTGTTAAGGCCAATTTCCGTAGCGGCGATCTGGACAGTGTTGGAATTCTCTTGAATTTCAAACAGCACCTGAGGATCGTCCACCACCATTGCGTACCAGTCTTTGGCTTGCGCCGCACCTGGCCGGTAGGTAATGTCAACATTCCCTGGGTTGCCCATCATGCTTTCGGAAGTTCCGAGGCCGACGATCACGCCGCGAAGTGCGCCGGTTGCAGCGCCCAGGACAATCCCTGGAACACCGTTTGCATCGGCAGTCCCGCTAGATTTAACCGGGTCTCCGATGTAGAGGGCAGTAGCATAAGCCGCTGCGATAGAGTAAATGCGAGCCTGGCCATTCCAAGGAGCACCGTTTAGGTACTGCTTTGGAGTAAACCCGCTCGGACGATTAGCGTTTGCCATGAAAATCTCCGTTCAGTTAAGCGCTCTTGCGCTTGGATTTAAAGAAGTCCGGGATGGACGTGCGAGACTTATCCACGTAGCGGTGCTGGCGGTCCCCGAAACTCTCATGTTCCGCTCCAACCATCCCGCCGACAAGGGAGTCCCTGACCTGCGTATTCTTATCCTCGAGTTTTTTACGGTCCTCTTCCCACCATTCTTGCTTGATTTTCATCAAGACAAGGCGCGTAGGTTGCCCGTCTTTTCCTACCTCTTGCCCGGAGACAACACTTACTCGTGACCCCATGTCAGTGTTACCGGACTTGGCCGAATCACCTCCAAGGGATACATTGTTGATCCGCATTTCGCGGTCTTCTACGAACTCGTAGCCGCCATCAAGGGCACGCTGGAGACGCTCGGGAGAGTTCACGAACCAATGCTGATGGTAGCCGGGAATGTCAGGTGTTTCAAGACGCTGCACCGGCACGCTCATAGGAACGCGTTTGCGCTCGGATGAAGATTTTTTAACTAATGGTTCCATGATTAAGCTCCGTGATATATCTCGGCGTAGCGTGTACGCCAGTCGTTGATGGTTTTGTACTTTTTCCCCTCGCCTACGAAACGCCGGGCTTCGGCGTCGCACGCGGCCTTCGCATCAGCAGGGAGGGAAGCGTAGGTTCGGCTGCCCTTACCGCGGCTTTCCCCGTCGGAGCTTCCGCGCGAGCCTTCCACCTTGTCCCCGCGTGGCTGCTGCTCACCGAGCTCTTTCGCCACTTCCTCTGCGACCTTCTCGAAAAAGGCCCGGCCCGTGCTGGTTTCGCCAGCCTCGCGAAGTTCTTCGGCGATGCCGAGAGCTAACGAGGTTTTACGACGGTTGGTTCCAAACCAGGGGTTTTCTGCATTCCATTGCGTGAGGGCAGGATCGGGAACGAACTGCGCGGGGGGCGGAGGAGGCGGCGCCTGCTTCTTCTCCGGCTCGGCCACGTTCAGTTTCACCAACTGATCCGTCAACTCCGCGACGCCTTCATGATCGCCCGCTTCGGAAGCTGCGGACAACTGGGCCTTAACCTGTTGACGAGCTCGCTCTACGGCCTTTTGAGTTTCAACGGTGTGACGTTCTTCAATTTGGTCGATAGCAGTCTGGGCGGCTTTGAGGGCTGCGGCAGTTTTCGCAGACTCGGCCCGAAGGGTTTCGAGTTCTCCGTGGAGTCGCTTGTTTTGTTCTCGCACGATGGGGAGAACTGTTTCGCCCCGCTCAATATATAAGTCTGCATCAACAAATTTCTCCGGTGAACCTTTGAAACGAGAAGGGGGAATCCAGCCCATTTTTTCAGCTGCGGCCTGGACTTCAGGAGCTGCGGCGCTTTCGACTACGGGATCAGACATGGCTGGCCTCCTCGACAATAGCGCAGAAGATGTCCCGATCATTGACCAGACGGTACATCTCTCCATCTTTCGGCCCTTTGGCGGTGAAGCCAGCGAACTTGGTCACGAAGACCTTTTCACCTACAGCTGCCCGCGGGAAGGGTTCATCGTGCCAGGCACTTGGCCCTACCGCCACTACAATAGCGCGGTTTTCCAGCATACTCATCCTCCCCTGAACGTCGTCGGGCAGCACAATCTGCGCGCCCTTGCGTTCAGGTTCATACATCTTGATCAGCACGGCAACCCCGCGCGGCTCAAGGCCAGATTCATTTTTCATCTATCTCTCCTAAGTATTGAACATAATCTAAATCTTGCACGTAGGCAAAGCCTTTGCAAGTCCCAATGTTCCCTACGTTTACAAGCGCCATTGTCTGGCTCTCATAATCCGTGAAGGAACCGCCTTCCCAGGCAAGCCGTAATTGCTCACGCTTGCTTGCAAGAATTTCTTTAAGTGCCAGCGTCATGGGGTGGCGCTGCCAGTCGTTAAACTCTTCTTCTGTCAGTGCTCGGCTCATTTAGTCTCCTTCGGTTTAACCGCGCTCTTGATTTGGTGCTCGGACTGGAGCTTGAGCGCTGCAAGAGTATGCTCAATCCGCGCGTTGATCTGCTCATTTTCCGCCTTGACGCGGGAGATTTCGGTGTTCAAGACCGCGACCTGAGCGTAGGCAGCTTCGGTCTGAGCAGAGGCCGCCTCGTTCTGAGCCTGCGCAGTCAGCTGCATAATCTTCGCGTTGTTGAGACGCTGCTCTTCCTGCAGCGTGACCATGAATTCTTGCATGCGGGCCTGAAGTTCCTTGTCCTGCTCGGCGGCACGGCCAGCAATCTTGGCTTCCTCGATTGCCAGCTTGGGGTCCTTGGCAGGAGGCTGGCCCTTGGTGCCGGGGAAGACCGCCTGGACGGAATCGACTCGGAGAGCTTTCAGGTACCTGATCTCCACCGCGTCCCGGTCGTAGCCAGGGGTTGTGGCCGCTGCCTGTTTGAGTGCCCCGGCGAGTTGGAGGCGCATGGAGTCGCTGGTCACGTTCGGGTCGGCGACAGGGGAGATGCCGTCAGCAGACTCTAGGTAGTCCGCTCGAGTTGCCCCGCCCACCTGTGGCTTGTCCATTGGCAAGAACATTCCGTTGAGCTTGTAAAGCTTCGTAAACTCCTCCTTCGAGGACCTCCACAGACGCTTAAAGATCGCCGTGTAGATCTTCTGCCCCATCTCTACCATCGTTTGCATAGAGGAGGCGGGAGTATTCTGGCCCGGATTTTCCCCTACCATCACGTCAGTCGTTCCGCTGATTCGTGAGGTGTAATTGATAAGTAAGCTCAGTAATTGAAACAGAACATCAGAAGGCGCGTTTACAGGCAAGGGAAAAATTGATTTACGCAGGTCGTCTCC